TTAAATGTAGTCGGATATGTATAGTGCGGACTTATTTGTAATGCCTTTCCACTGTCAAAACCATTTTCGACTGGAACCCATACATTTGTTGTTGTTTTATAAAACAGACCAACGTCAGCAGAAGTACTGTAAGGTAGTACCATGCAATAGTCACCTTTTGAACCAAATGAATTTGTAGGAGCACCTGAAACAAGATCTGTAGATGGGCTATTGTCATCTAAAACTAACGGAGTCTTAACAGTAAACTTTTGTGTACTAGAACTCCATTCTTTAACTCCGAATACACTTGCATCGGAATCTAGCCAGAATGTACCTGCCACAGGGCCGCCTGTAGGTGTAGAACTTGTTGGAACTAGTTGTGTGGTATTTAAATCAGCGCGAACAACATAAGCTCTTGAGCTAACACCCAATACGCTATAAGCAGCCTGTAGACCGTATTCGTTTAATTCATCACCATGTAGAGGATTGCTGCTAGCATCTGTGTAGAATAAAGGTGTACCAAATGTTTCGACTAAATCTCTTTGACTGGTTATTAACCAAATTTTGCCAGCATTGGCTGCTGTTGTACCTTCTGCAGTACTGCCGCTAGGATTCTTTTTATCTTGTGCTGAAGCAACAAATAACATTGGGGTTGTGCCCGGTGCAGCAGGTAAGTAGAAACTTTCATCGATTACCTGTACTTGTACGCCTGGTGATTGCAAATTTGCCATTATATGATCTCCTCGAATGGATTTACTTTGTTATATTTAGCACTGAACATAAAAAAGATACTGGTTAAATACATACAAAAGGGATTGAAAAAGGGCGTATGATTAGAAATTTATGTAAAGAATGTGGTCAAAGACCCGTTGCTATTAACTATTATAAAAATGAAAAACCTTTTTTCAGGTCAAAATGCGACCATTGTTCTAAAAACAGAAAAAAAGAAAGGCCACTATGGGCCTTTCACGGATATAAGAAAAAATCAGAATGTGATAAATGCGGGTTTACTTCAAAATATCAAGAACAATTTAATGTTTATTATATTGACGGTAATCCTAGCAATTACAAATATTCTAATTTAAAAACTATTTGTGCTAATTGTCAACGAATACTACACAAACTTAAGCTGCCTTGGCGGCAAGGTGATCTGAAACCTGACTTTTAATTAACGAATCTAATTGATCAAATAGTTCAACAATAGTTCCGTTGTTAGTAATTTCGTAATCTACAGGTAAACCTACCCATGCTGTTTCGCTACTATGAATTCCAAGTTGTTCTAACTGATGTTTACCTATTGCCCACCCTAGATGTTTTTCACCTTTATTGGCATTGACTGCATGTTCGTACCATTTTGGTTCTGGTCCTCGTTTAATTCTTACTACAATTCCACCAGAATTTTTAATAGCTTTCATTTCGTTAGGAAATCTTACGTCACTAATTACAATGCTATCTTTAGTTTTTCTAAGTTTATTTTCTAAACTAGCTATCCAAATATCATCGTGAAAATTATTTCTACAAACTTCAGTGCCCCAATACTGTAATATCCAACGTGGAGTAAGTTTTGGCATATTTAAACGTTCTGCCCACCATTGGTCAACTGTTTCTCTCCACTCTCGAGATTCTCTTGTACGACCTTCTAGTAAAGTCCTATCCCATCCAAACACATGTGCAACAGCATCTTTTAGTGTATTAGCAAAACTATCTCGTCTAAATCCGTGATAATTAACCAAATAATCAGCAGCAGTATCCTTGCCACATCCTATAAATCCTACAAATCCAATAATCATAGCATCTCCGGGCGATACTATAATTTATACGTTAATAAGAAGTATGTCAATATTTTGTTTAGCCAATGACAAAAGTTAACGGGGTTGACCCGTCTTTATAATTAACAAGGTCTTGCTCTAAAGTTTCTATTTCGGCCTTGCCCTCTCCCTTTAATGCAGCGCCATTTAATTGTGTACCACCTTGAGGACTTGCAACCTGAGCGAATTTTTCACGAGCTTCACCTAAAATTAATTTACAAGTTGCTAGACTATAATCTTTCAGCCATTGATTTGCAAAAGGATCTTGCATTAAATTAAAGTCAGGTCTGTAATTGTGTAACCATAATAAAACTTCTTCTTCCGATCTTGGACGTTGCATCAAGGTTAATTTCTTAGAAGTTCTATTAAATGTAAAATTTATTTCACTACCGAACATTTTACCGACTTGCTTTTGGTAACTTGCAAATGCGTAATAGGTAGCTAAACCGCCCATATTTGTAGCAGTAAGTAGATATGTATTTGAATATGCTAAATTAAACGGTTCAAAAAGTGTACCGCCTTGTCCGCCACCTGAACGAGAACCTATACTACGTCTAAAAATTTGACGTACATTCATTACTTCAGATGGTAATACATAGTCGTTTCTATCAACTTCAATAGTCAAAAAGCTAAAACTTTCTTCTACTGCATTACTACTACGTTGACGGAACTTGTTTAAAGCACGGTCAATGGCAGTATTATAGTGAATAGGATCTAACTCTACGTCAATCATACCAGAGCCTAGCATGGTTTGACAGTAGTCTATAATTTTTTGGCGTTCGTTTTCGTTCTCAGTCATATCAATATTTATGCTATAAATACATTACTATGCCAAGACTTTCTTTATATCGCCCCGAAAAAGGCAACGATTTTCGTTTTTTAGATCGTGTGATCAACGAACAATTCCAAGTAGGTGGAACTGATGTCTTTATTCACAAATATTTAGGTCCAGTTAACCCTGCTGCGGGAGAAAGTACTCCCACAACTCCGAACAATTCAAATCCAATACCAGAATTAGGGATACAAGACTTATTGTTTATGGAAAATAGAGATCGTCACTATGACCCTGATATCTATGTAATCCGTGGAATTTATACATTACAAGACATTGATTTTAACTTAAGTCAATTTGGTTTGTTTTTACAAAATGACAACATAATGATCCACTTTCATTTACGTGGTATTGTTGATGTTCTCGGACGTAAACTTATGGCTGGTGATGTAATTGAACTTCCGCATCAAAAAGACGAATACGGATTAGATGACAGTTTAGTAGCATTAAAAAGATTTTACGTTGTGCAAGAAGTAACACGTCCTGCCAATGGATATAGTCAAACTTGGTATCCGCATCTAATTAGGGCAAAATGTGCTCCGTTAGTTGATTCGCAAGAATTTAAAGAAATACTTGATCAAGAATCTGGGGATGAAGACGGTAGTACATTACGTGATTTGTTATCTACATATCAAAAGAATTTAGAAATTAATAATCAAATTATTGCCCAAGCACAAGAAGATACTGGAAAAAGTGGATACGAAACACAACATTTATATGTACTACCAGAAAAAGAAGACACAGGAACATTAGATGTACTTGATACCACATTTGATAGTGATGCTAGTACTACATATTTAGATGCTAGTTTAGTGTTAAACAGCCCAAGAAAAGATTATTATGTAGGTTACTTAACTGGTGATGGTGTACCACCAAACGGAGCGCCATACGGATTCGGAATAACATTTCCTGGTAGTCCTGTGAGAGGACAATTTTATCTAAGAACAGATTATCTTCCTAACAGATTATTTAGATTTGACGGTGTTACTTGGATTAAATTCGAAGATAATGTAAGAATGACAAATAGTACTCAAGGTGGTACACAGACATTAGATGTTAATAAAATTAGAAATAGTCAAAAGTCTGGATTTATTAATAATACAAATACAGCAACTATTGCAGGCGAAGTCGTACAAGAACGTCAAGCATTAAGTAAAGCCTTAAAGCCCCGAGCTGACAATTAATTAGGAGATTAAATTGGATTATTTTTATGACGGTCAGATAAGACGTTATCTTGCACAATTTATACAAGTAATGAGTAACTTTAGCTATAAGGATAGCAAAGGACAGTTAGTTCAAGTGCCTGTACGTTATGGTGATATGACTAGACAAGTTGCACAGATACTTAAAAAGAACAGTGAAAATACTATTCCTAGTGCTCCATTTATTGCCTGCTATATTAAAGATCTACAATTTGATCGTCCTAGATTACAAGATCCTACATTTGTTAGTAAAATTCATATACGTGAACGTGAATTCGACGACAATGCTCAAGAATACTTAAACACTCAAGGTAGTAACTATACTATAGAACGTTTAATGCCTACACCTTATACAATAACTTTTGCAGCCGATGTTTGGACAAGTAGTACAGATCAAAAATTACAATTATGGGAACAGATTGCAGTATTATTCACTCCTAGCTTTGAAATACAAACAACTGACAATTATGTAGACTGGACCAGTTTAAGTGTTATAGATATCGATTCACAAATTTTTACTAGCCGTCAAATTCCACAAGGTACAAGTGAAGACATTGATATTTTTAGTTGGACATTCAAGGCACCTATATGGATAACTCCACCTGCTAAAGTTAAGAAATTAGGAATAATTACAAAAATTATTACCAATATATTTTCTAGCAATGCTAAAGGATCAATAAATTCAATCTATGACAAAATTGGTGCCGCAGAAATGTTTGAAGGAACAGAACCGGATGCTACAATAACTGTAACTCCGGGAGATTTTGATTTACTTGTATTAAACAATACTGCACGGTTAATTAATTCAAATGGTGACGGTGAAGCTATAGATTTATCTAATCCTAGAAATTCTTCTAGTTGGCATACTTTGTTAGATGTCTATCCTGGAAAATTTCGTGCAGGGCTAAGTCAATTAAGATTTAATCAAGACGGCGAAAGTGAAGTAGTTGCTTATATCAGCTTAGATCCAGTTGACGATAGAATAATGACATTGAACGTCGATACTGATACAATACCTACAAATACAATTTTATCCGGTCGAGGAACAGTTGATGCTATTATTAATCCAGAAACTTATGATCCAAGAGGATTGGCAACAGGAACTAGATATCTAATATTAGAAGATATAAACTTAAATGAACAATTCGGCACACTGGGATATGATGGGCCCGATGCTTGGAAAAATACAGATAATTCAGATTTTCAAGCACATGCAAATGATATAATCGAATGGAACGGAACTAATTGGGTAATAATTTTCAATTCTACATTATCGAACAACGTCAGGTCAAATGGTTCTTGGAGTAAAGTTTATGAAGGAATATACGATAAGAGATTATGGAGACTAGTTCTATAATTTGTAGTGGCGGATTATTTTTAAGTAAAGAAACAAAAAGATTTCTTTTATTATTACGTAATCAAGGAAAAACAGCAGGAACATGGAGTATAGCAGGTGGTAAAAAAGAACCTTCCGACTGTACTATTTTTGATGGGCTTAAAAGAGAAATTGACGAAGAAATCGGAAAACTGTCAATTCCTATTATAAAAACTGTTCCTTTAGAATTATTTGTTAGTAATGATCAACAATTTCAATATAACACATATATTTTAGTTGTAGAAAAAGAATTTATTCCGGAATTAAATCATGAACATTCCGGATATGCTTGGTGTAGTTTTGATTCTTGGCCGAAACCTTTACATCAAGGACTAAAAAATAGTTTTAATAATAAAATTGTCAGGGCTAAATTAGAAATTATGTTAGAGTTAATCTAACATATTAACATTAAACGCCCAAGTTCCTAGATGACTTATTTCTCTACTTAACACAGTATCTATTTTAACAGTGTAACCTAAGTTGGCCATTTTTTGACATAGTAACATATCTTCACCTAACCAATCATTGCTCTTAGGTGTCCATCCAAAATCAAACCAAGGTTTAGGAATTTTAGAAAATATTTCTGTTTTCATTAAAAAACATCCCATACCCACACCTTCAACCGGAACCAAATTATCTTTTACATCAAATTTTAAAGGATCTTCCCACTGGCCAATTTTTGGATATGCAACACCTTTTATAGGAAATTGCCGGCGAACATAATTTGCAGCAACAACAGGTTCATTATGTGCTAACAATCGAACCGCAGTAGTAGCAGGAAATACCATATCACTGTCTAGCCATAGCATATATTCACTACCTAATTTCAATGCTTCTGTAGCTAATCGTTCTCTTTGATTGAGCAATATAGTACTACTATCCATAAAAACTTGAGTATCTATATCATTCATAGTATTGAATTTTACTAATTCAAGTAAACT